TTCGCCGGACTGATAACCGTCATCTCCACCAATTCTCTAGTAGGCCATCCGAGCGCCTCAAGCGCCTCAAGCGCCTTGTCGTCGTCGATCCACTTGCGCGTCGAGCGCTTCGGCACCAGCTTGTAGCCTGGCACCGACAGACCTTCATCAAGCATCTGATACGCGAGCTCGTTCACGCCGCTGATCCATGCCTCTAGCAGTTCAGCCTGCTTAAGATAGACACCAATCTGCGCCGCGTCTATGGCGTGCAACTTATTTTTTAGCGCCCTGTCCACAGCTCCGGTCATAAGCGGGCAAGTCGGCTTGGCCGCGCACCACCGGCAATGGTCGCCAGACGCCAGCGGGGCGTCGGAGAGCATCGCGCCGCGCACGGCGAGGACCAGCTCGCGTTCGAACGACGCGATGCGTGACGGGTACGTCACCCACCGCTTGACACTGGGTGGCTGCACGATGATGCACTCGATCTCGGTCACGCCTTGGAACGCCCACATCGTGGCGGGCGTGCGCATGGCAGCAGCGGCGTAGAACATCGCCTGCGCGTTCTCCTCCACGTCCACGGCGACGCCGGAGCCAAACTTCCAATCGAGGACGATGGCGCGGTTGCCCAGCCGTCCGATCAGGTCGGCGGAGCCGAACACGCCCGGCAGCGCGGTGTCAAAGCCGACGACCTGCTCAACGGCGTATTCCATCTCCTTGTTGGGGTCGATCTCGTTCAGCGCGTCAAGTGCCGGGCGCAGCTTGGCGTCGATCAGGTCTTGGTCGAGCGTGATGCCCTCGTAGACCGTGCCGAGATAGCTCTCAGGCGTGCGGTCGGTCGTCAGGATCTCCGCGATGACGTTGTGGAGCAGCGTGCCCTCGTCCGCGTATTTGCTGGACGGCTTGGGCGGCATCTGCTGGACGAGCTTAACCGAGCCGGGGCAGGCCATGACGCGCTTGGCTGTGGAGCCGCCGACGATAGAGGAGTGTTGGGCCATTCGTGAACCTTCCTGTGTTTTTGACAAGACGGACACTAGACAATCTTTTGCAGTCATGCAATACCTTTTTTTATGATTCACTATCACGGCCTCCCCATAACGCCCGCCATTGTCGCCGTAAAAGCCGTCGAAGCAGGACATGCGTTTGTCAGTTTCCGACACTGCGATCAGTTGCCAGTGGCGGTGGAAGTGTGCCAATCGTTTGCAATTGACAACGGCGCGTTCTCAGCGTGGAAAAGCGGGCATCCAATTCAAGATTGGTCCGCTTTTTACGAATGGGCGGCGCAATGCCAGCGCATACCGTCTTGCGATTTTGCGGTCATTCCCGATGTCATAGACGGTGACGAAGAGAGCAACGACGTGCTGCTGGACACTTGCCCGCTGCCGTTTTGGTTTGGCGCGCCTGTCTGGCACATGCACGAGTCGTTAGACCGGTTGGAACGCCTTGCGTTGCAATACCCGCGCATTTGTTTAGGCAGCTCAGGCGCGTACGCAACGGTAAATTCGCGCGGATGGTGGAAACGCATGGACGAAACTATGCGTGTTGTCTGCACTCGTGACGGCGAGCCGTTGGTAAAATTACACGGGTTGCGGATGCTAAACCCGAAAGTGTTTACGAAACTCCCCTTGAGCAGCGCCGATAGCACAAATATCGGGCGCAACGTGGGGATAGATAAAGCTTGGACTGGGACGTACGCGCCCCCAAGCAAATCGGTGCGCGCGCAGGTCATGCGCTCACGTATAGAGGCACATAACGCGCCTAGTCGTTATAAATTTATGGAGAAATGACATGCTTTTAAGTTTGGCGTTGGCGGCGTACGCGAGCGCAATCATTGGGGCTAATTTGCTGGTCGCAACTTTTGGCCCCAGCATAACGCCTATCAATGCCTTCGTGCTGATAGGGCTGGATTTGGCGTTGCGTGATTGGCTGCATCTGCGCCTCTCGCCTTGGCGCATGGCGTTGCTGATACTTACGACCGGCGGCGTGTCGTATTTGTTGAACCCAACCGCAGGTGCCATCGCCGTTGCTTCGGCCACCTCCTTCATAATTGCCGCTTTAGCGGATTGGTGGGTGTTTGCGAAACTGCAAGGCAGTTGGCAACGCCGGGCGAACATCTCAAACGTCTGCGGCGCGGGCGTAGACAGCCTGTTGTTCCCAACTTTGGCTTTCGGCGTGCTTATGCCTGAAATCGTGTTGGCGCAGTTTGCAGCGAAAACCTTTGGCGGGGCTTTGTGGACTTGGGGGTTGCATCATGTTGGAAAAAGAAATTGAAGCCTACTTCATCTGGACGGTCGCCCGCATGGGCGGGCGGACATACAAGTTCAAGTCGCCCACGCTGCGCGGCGTGTCGGATCAGGTGGCGTGCCTACCTAACGGCCAGACGTGGTTCGTGGAGCTGAAGAAGAAGGGCGGGCGGCTGGCACCGCTCCAGACGAAGTTTGCCGCTGACATGCTGGCGTTGGGGCAGGACTACGCCTGCCTGTGGTCGCGCGAAGAGATCAACGAGTGGGCGCGGGAGACGGGATGCTGAAGCTCAGACCGTACCAGGACGACGCTGCCGACTTCCTGTTCGAGCACGACACCGCCATGATCCTCGCGCCGGTCGGCGCGGGCAAGACCGCCATCACGCTGACCGCGCTGGCGGCGGCGGTGTCGGACGGCTACGCCCGGCGCTGGCTGATCCTCGCGCCCAAGCGGGTCTGCACCGACGTGTGGCCGGTCGAGCGGCCCAAGTGGGCGGCGGGGCTGACGATGGCGCTGGCGGTCGGCACACCGGCACAGCGGGCGGCTGCGCTGGCGTCCGACGCGGAGGTGGTCGTGATGAACTACGACAACATCCAGACGCTGACGGAGGCCGACATGGCCCGCTTCGACGGCGTGGTGTTTGACGAGCTGACGCGCGTCAAGAACCCCAGCGGGAAGCGGTTCAAGGCGCTGGAGAAGCTCCTCAAGGGCGTGCGCTACCGTTGGGGCTTGACCGGGTCGTTCACGTCCAACGGTCTGGAGGACGTGTTCGGGCAGTGCAAGATCGTGGACCAGAAGCTGCTGGGCCGGTCCAAGGGCGCGTTCCTGCAACGCTACTTCGTCTGCATCAACCGCGACTTCGGCGAGTGGTCGCCCCGCAAGGGATCGCTGGAGCAGATCATGGCAACGATCAAGCCCGCGACGTTTGTGCTGGAGCCTGGCGTGTACGCCGACAAGCTGCCGCCGCTCCACACGGTCGAGCTGGCGTGCGACATGGCCGACATCAGGCCCTACAACGTCATGAAGCGCGACCTGATGCTGGAGTTGGGATCGGCGCAGGTCATCGCGGCCAACGCGGCCGCCGTGACGAGCAAGCTGCAACAGATGGCGTCTGGGTTCGTCTACCACAGCACGTCAACCGCCAGCGACAGGCCGGGCAAGTTCGACGTGGACAAGCGCGCGATCTGGATCAGCGGCCACAAGTTCGACCGGCTGGCCGAGCTGCTGGACGAGAACCAGCGGGCCAACACCATCGTCGTCTACAACTACAAGGAGGAGCTGGCCGAGCTGCGCCGCCGGTTCCCGCACGCCCAGACGATTGACGACGCCCGCGCCATCGAACGCTGGAACGCGGGTCAGATTGAGCTGCTGCTGATCCACCCCAAGTCGGCGGGCCACGGCCTCAATCTGCAACACGGCGGCAACAAGATCGTCTTCGTGTCGCTGCCGTGGTCGTTGGAGCTGTACGAGCAGACGGTCGGACGCCTGCACCGGGGCGGGCAGACGCAGCCGGTCTGGTGTTACCTGCTGCTTTGTAATAAGACTATCGACGAACGGATCTGGTCCGCCCTGCGCGACAAGCGCGCGATCTCGGACATAGCCCTAGAGGAACTGAAAGCATGACACTCAATTGGCGCGATCTAAACAAGAAGCTGCCGTCGCTGTCCGAAGCGGCGGTCCAGCAGTTGCTGCATGACGAGCTGGTCGGGATGCGCCGGGGCACCGTCGTCGTACGGCTGCACCAGCGGTTCACGGCCCTGCGCGCCACACGCGAGCGTGACGAGCTGCTCGCTACGCTCCGGGCCGCGCAGCCATCTCCCTAGCCTGCACTTCCACTTCGTTGACGCGGCGTATCCAGCCGCGCCCGAAGGTCTTGTAGGTTGAGAGCCGGGCCAAGAACTGCACACGCTCGCGGCACAGGTTGTCAATGACGACGCCCGGCTCGATCATGCTGACGGCCTTCAACGTGCGCGGGCCGATCATGCCGTCTGTCGGGACCGCCAGCGCCGATTGCAGCGTCCTGATAGCGCGCACGGGGCCGGAGTTGACCGCGAAGTCGAACATGGCGAAGTCCACGCCTGCTGGCAGGTCATCGCCACGCACGGCGTCCCAGTACCGCTCCTTGTACAGCGGCGCGACCTTGGCAGGCGTCAGCGCCCGCATCTGCGACTCCGTCACGTCGCAATCAACGTAGGACTCCCACGTCGCCTTGGTGACGCCGAGGTTTGTCATGCCTCCAGGATCTTTCGGATTGCAGACGTAGCCGCCCTCATGCGCGAGCATCAGCTTCAAAGAACGGTCGAAGTTGGATTTCATTTGGACGCCACTCCCTTAACCTTCTCCAGCGTGCGAAGCCCACCCATTCCGAGCAGCGCGAAGACCAGCTCCCACAGCATCCCATCGAGCTTGGGAGGTGCCGCCAGCGTGATGTGCAGGCTGGTGGCTACCCACATCAGCAGGGGCGATGCAACGTACTGGTAGGCCAGCGCAGCGCCGCAGACCCAGCCAATGAACGGACGCCAGCCCGACACGAACAGGTTCGGGTTGGCCGCCTCGACAACGTTGATGTCGGTCTGGCCCTTGTCCCACGCCTGAAGGCTGGAGCGCAGCTCGCCCTCCGCCTTGGCCTTGGCCTGCGGATCTGGAACAAACTTGTCGAGGACCTTGAGCGCCGCAGCGATGGCGTCGTCGATGCCGAAGCTCATGGCTTGTCCGCCTTTGCGTCTAACTTGTCGTAGATGCGCTGGAACATGTCCTCGATATGTTTCATC